GGCTGCGGAAGCGGCCTTTGACGCCCGCACGCTCATCGGCTTGCCGAATGCCTCAATGGCGGCCAGCGTTTCGAACAGGCTGGCCACTGTCCCCCCGGTGCTATCGATGAGCCACGTCACGCGCTTGACGTTCGGATCCGAACCGGCCAGCGACAGGGACGCCACGATCGACTCATAGGTCGTGTTGGCTTCTCCGAAGAGCCAGGCGATCAGATCGAACTTCGGGGTAAGAATACCCTCGACACGAATCTCCGCCACGCCGTCCGCTATGGTCATATTGCGGGGGCGGCCATCGTTTACACGCGCCTCATTTTCCGCAGTCTCCTGAGCCAACCGATGCGCTTCCCGCGCCTCCATCGTAGGCAGCTTGTCGGCCGCGATTGCGTGACGGATCTCCCTGGCCTTCTGTTCCTCAAGAAGCCACATCGTTCTGAATCCCTTCCGCGGTTCAGGCCACGCGCGGTCTGCTGTTCGCCGCGACAATCGCCTTGCTAAACTCGGCCATGGTGTCTTCCTGCTCCTGCCGGTCCATGTCGTCCGCGCTCTGCTCTGGAGGCGCTGGCTCTTTCTCCAACTGGACCAGTGGCGCGTTCGCTCCCGCCAACTGCTCGTTCTCGCGGGCCAGCTGCTCGACGTTCTTGCTGTACTTCGTCCCGGTCAGTTCGCGCGACGCCCGGTCTCGGGTAATGAAGCCGTTGTTTGCAGCCAATTCATAACCCTTAACCAGCTTGCTGAAGTCGACCGCCGGTTTGATGTGCCCCGACCAGTCGTTCGCCGTCCAGGCCCCGAAGACGTCATACTGCTGAGACGACCGCCACGACTCCAGGATAGACGCCGCGTTGTCGATCTTCCGCGACAGGCACTCGCACAGCAGCCACTCCAGATAGCAGGGGCGGCAAACCTGAACCCCGTGTGCAGTGCGGACAACGTTCAGGTACAGCTTGAACTCGTTGATCGCAGCCTGGCTTGCCGAGTAGTTGTTCGTGAATGCGAGCTTGAGGATTTCCGGCGGGATGTTGTTTCCCCAAGCGATCGGCGTAAGGATGGCATCCTCGAAATCGCCGAATTTCTCGTCCGTACCGTTGGCGGTGAAGCCCTTCAGTTTTTCGCCTGCCTGCAACTGATCGGCAACGAAACCCGGCGCGAACTCGGTGAAGTGGAAATCACGCTCCGTGCCGGAGGCATCCATCGCGGTGTCAGTGCCGCGCGAGATACCAGCGTTCGCAAAACTTCGACCCGCTACGTTTGGCTGGTCGCGTTCGATTGTCAGTGCGATCAGAGCGTTGACAGCAGCCTTGCGCTGCACCGCGTCTCGATACCGATCGATCTCTTTGAGCGACTGCATAGCGAGCGAAAGGAAGGGCTCCCCCCGCACATCATCCAGACGCTTGTCGGTGCCGTAGACGAGCCAAGCGAGCCGACGTCCCGACTTCTCCCCCCAGGCAGGCAGTCGCTTCGCTGTCAGATCATTCTGCTGGATCCAGTAGGCAACCTGGCGCCCCTGCGAATCGAGCTCCACCCCGTGCTCGATTCGGTTACCCTTGCGCGGCGCGTTCATGGGCGTCGTAATCGCCGCGGCGTTGATCAGCTTGACGCGCGGCAGCCCAGTCCGTTGGTCCTGCTTCAGGGTCCAGAGAACATCGCCAGCGATCAGTGCCTCGAGCCGCGATGCCGCCTGCAACTCGCCGAACGTCAGACGCTCCCGCACATCGCAGAGCCGTGGGTCGCTGGACCAAAGCTTGAACCGGTTCTCGATCGTCTCGGACCACTGAGCCAGCCCGTCGCGAGGGTAGCCAAGGATCGCCTCTTCCGGCTTCGCTTCCAATTGCAGGCCCGTGTTGATCTCGTTCGTCACGAGTCGGCGCAGAAGCCCCCGGGCGTACAGGTTGGTCGAGAAGAACTCCGCCGACCGTGCCCTGAGCGCCCAGTAGTCAGTGGTGAGCAGGTTCGGGCCGGTCATGCCGCCCGGGTACTTGGCACCATGCCACCACCCGGTGCGCGTTGGCGCGGGCGCAATCGGGTCCACCGCGGCAGGCTCGATCGCTGGCGCGGCGTGCTGCGGACGCACCCCTGCCACCCACCGTGCAGCTCGCGTTAGTGGTCCAAAGAGGTTCTCAGCCATGCTAGTAAGCCGGTCGGACGTAGGTCGGCGTCTGCCCCTCAATGCGAGCGTCCAGCGCTTCCAGCTGTGCCTCGAGTTCGGCCAGCGTCTTGCGGAGTTCAGACAGGTTGGCCTGCGTCTTCACAACTCTCGTCTGCCCCGTGTCCAGGGTGAAGCTTTGGGCGCCGGACGCGAGCGCAAGGATCGCCGCCTCGAAGGCGAGGATCGCCGTCTGCTTCGCGGCCCTGCGGGCTTCGAGCCACTCGATTGTGAGGACAGATGTCATGGTTTATGCTGCCTCTGCTATCAAATGGTCGTAGAACGCAGTCCAATTGGTTGCCAGGTGTCGCCCCGCCTTCGACCATTCGTTCGCGTAGATCTCCAGCGCGCAGTCCGCATAGCACAGCAAGTCCCACAACTCGTTGCGCGCACCTGATGGGCGGTGCCATTCCCAACCGATGCGCTGCCCGGTTGTCTTGACCACCTTCTCACGTTTGATCTCGACGGTGAGCTCCTTGAGCTGCTTGTCGGTGGCATCGATTGGCGCGTTGAAAAACGGTGACGGCTGCAAGCCAATGCCGTTCCATGATCGCTTGAGTGACGCGCTCCACCGATTCTTGTAGTGGTCGACCCAACACGCATAAGCGCGCTCGCCGGAACTGGTCTTCATCTCCGCGAACTCGCGCACGCCGCTCGATGCGGCTGACGTCCCTTGCCCCTTGATCCCGAATACTGGCAGGTCGCCGCACGACGCGATGAACCTACCAACCAGCTCCGCGTTGTATCCAACGTCGATCATGGTCGCTACTGAGCTGTACGACAAGCCGTCGTCGCTCGGGTAGCTTGCCCCGCTGATATCAGCGCGCAGTCGTTCCCATGTGGCCGGGTTGTCTAGCTGTTCAGTGTCGCCTTCAAATCGCTCGTAGCTGATCAGTATGACGCGCCGGTCTCGACACCAACCAAAGACCGCGACCGCCAAGTTGTCGGCATGAACGTCGACTGTACGCACCACAGCCAGAACGCGACTCCCGCAATGCTCCAGGGCCCACCGGTTGGGGATCTGCCCGTACTTGTACGCGTGCCGGCGATGCTCGGAGACATTTTCAAACCGCACCCGCTCGCCGCGGAGCTCGTAGGTCGAGCCCAGGACGGTGTTGTAGAAGAACTGATATGCCCGGTTGTCTTTCGGGTGCCCGGCCTTCTCATCCCATCCGCGCAAGTACGTGCGGACACATGCCGCCCATGATTGCAGGCGACTACAAAGCGCCGGCATGTGGAAGCTCCTGTGGTAGGGGTCTGCGGCTACCGCATGCGGCTTCCAGTGAGCCCCGTAGAGCGGGGATACCAGCTTAACCTTGTCGTCCTCTGTATGAGGGTGGCAGCAGAACTTGCACAGGTAACGGACCGAACCCACGTCGAGAACGCCTCGGGGTGCATCCCAAACGAAGCCAGTCTTAACACCGTTGCTGTCGATCCGCTCCCACTTGAGCCGTTGAGCTCGACCGCACTTCAGGCAAAGCACCTGGTAGTGACTCTGGTCGCCCTCGAGAAACAGCGTCTCGATCGAGCTCTGCCCTTTGATGAGCGGGGTGCTCATGTCCAGGATCTTGCGCGTTGCTTCGAACGCCGCCGTTCGGGCTTCTGACAGGCCGAGCGGGTCGCCGTCTTTGCCTATCGAGTCGGGCCAGCCGTCAATCTCATCGCGGAGCAGAAACCGCACCGGCGTCGACCGAAGTTTGTTCGGGTTGCGCACGCCGAGTACCACGACGTAACCGCCGCCCTCCCATTCAACGCGGACGTCTGTCTTACCGGTCTTGCGTGTGTTGCGCTCATCGCTCGAGCGGATCAGGTGCTCGAGCCCCGACTGCTGGATCATCAACGTCAGGTGGCCGACCATGCGATCTTTCGCCATATCGCTGTCGGCTGTGAGCCACATGGACGGCGACGTCTTCACGTGCTCGATCAGGTAGCCAAGAAAGTTCTCGCCAATCCCGGTGGTTGCGCCGAGCTGCGCCCCCTTCATCAACGTGACGTGCCGAACCGGAGAGCGGACGTCCAAGCAGTCGACGATCTCTCGCAGGTACGGGGTCATTTCGTAATCGAAACAACCCGCGTTCTTGGCGACCGTGTCCGTGAGTCGCCGCCTTGTGTCCCCCCATTCACTCGGGCGCAATGGCTCGAGCGACACCGGCAGAGACTTCGTCTCGCGTATCAGCCAGTCAACCTCCCTGCTCGGATTCTGATTCATGTTTGGTGCGTGTCAGCGCGACCGTCACGGCAGCATCAAGCACCGATGCAACCGCAGACTCGTCGGCGATCGTGGCAATCCGTGGAGCCAGTTGCGTCAGCTGCGCTCTCAGCGACTCAGCAAACGCCCGCCGTTCTGCGGCTAGCTCATCCCCCGATGTTTCTGGCTCTTCAACCTCCGGCACCGTGTCTCCGGCGCGGCAGTGCCGAAGTGCCCGGATGGCGCGGTCCTTGGCCGTGCGGAGCTCCCTACCGAGCAGCGACCGCACAAGCTCCACGTGGACCTCGTGGCTCTCGTCGGCGCGGACCGCCGCGGCCAGGCGCGTTGCCAGCGTCGTCGGGTAGGACTCGAGCAGCTGCCGGTGGAGCCCCTGGATCTGTCCGAGCACATGCGTTCTGACGAGCGCCTTGGCGAGCAGCCGCCCAGCGTCGCGCTCGTTGCGCGACTCGAGCCTTGCAATTTCCGCGACCCGCTTCCGGGCGTCGAGCCAATCCGCAACGCCGGTGATGGACTCCCACCGCTCGAGCAGGTCACCTAGACGCAGGCCCAACAACTCCGTGATGTCGGCAGGCTCGCTGACACCGTTGCCGGCCTTCGGCGCCGAAGGTTTCGACGAGAGGGGCCGACGGCGCTTCCGTGGCGCCGGCTTTGCCGCCTTTGGCTGCGGCGTCGCCTTGCCCTTGCCGGCCGCCAACCACTTCCGGCAGTCCGGGTGATTCCGATCGACCCGGCCCTTGGGTAGGCAGGCGGCATGCAGGGCGCGACCGGGTGCGCAAGCTTGGGTAACAGCGCCCTTGGTCCGTCCGCCCAGTCGCGCTAATTCGGCCCGGGTGACTGGGTGTGGTCGGTGCGCTGGCACGGTGGATCTAAACTTCTGCCGTCAATGTCGGCGCGCCGTCGGCTCCCCACAGAATCCGCATGAATCTGTGACCAATGGTTCACTTTGTGGCGCACATTGTGCCAGCTGGTTGGCCGGCTAAACTCAACCAAAATGGTCGGACATAGCCCCAGAACCGGGGGCCTCAATTAGAAC